CCGCAGCAAAACGGGCAGCATAAGAATTTCCGCTATCTAAGTCATCCCCAGTATTTGCGCCTGTGCTGACCCCATTAATGAATAATTCAGAATCACCAGGATCGGTTAATTCTTCCCAGTAAAGAACGACCCTGTTAAATTCACCCTCGTTAAACGGGTCTGTGACCTCTCTAATAGTGACACCGTTTGAATCACGCAATAAAACATTACCGCTTGTTTCAAGCGTAATGTCTATATTTGTTGCGGATGAAATGCCAAGAGACGCAAAAAGGACTTCTTGCGCTGCTGGCGTTTTGTCGGTGATGTATACTTTGAAATGAATTAACCACCCGCTACCGCCTGAAGCTTTAATCAGTTCGACAGTGAAATTTTCACCAGACTCGCACAAATATGAGTGTGTGCCGGTTGCGGCTTGTGCATTAGAAACACTAGCACCAGTAGCCGAAAATACTTCCTCTATACCTTCAGTGTTAGCACCTAACAGGTTGTCAATAATCAGGGCCATTAAGGGCCACTCCCAACAACATTGCTGGCCCTGCGAACTGAGATGGAAGCCTTAGAAATTGCGCTATTCCAAAAAGCCTCAACAATCACCACTGACCGCGTGACTAAATCACCACCTTCCCAAAAGGCATCTTCCCTGTTGGGGTCTTCACCACTTGGCCCCCATTCATCAACTTCCAGCACAGGATCATTAAGCTTAATACGTTCATCCAGTTTATCCTGAAACGCCACAGGGAATTTATTAAGCCAGCCCACACCTCCAGGCTGCCCTGGTATTTCGTCATACATGACAGTGACTTGACCCGTGCCGTCATTGGCTGAAACGCCATGCAGGGTTATGCCGGTAAAATTGCCGCCGCCATCAGTATGGTTTTCCAGGCGTTGATAGGGCATTATTGCTCCTGCAACCCCTCTTCGCACAATAGCTCAAGGTCGCGGTTTCTCTCGCCCAGGTTTAACACCGATTGAATCGCAAAAACCCGCGCGCCGAACAAAATTCGCATGGTGCTATTCACCCCCGCAACCTCGCTCGAATAGCGTAAAAAAACCTTGTGGGTCGTCACAGACTCCTCGCGATTTCTCGCAATGAGCTCCTGATCCTTGACCGGCACAATTTTCATCCAGACCTTTACCAGATCCGCCCAGGCATCCACCATTTCACCATGCGCGTCCTGCACTTCCGTGGACTCCTGTATCATCCCCCTGAATCTGTATTCACCAGCCCTCACGGTGAATAGTTCCGGTAGGGCGCAAGCAACCGATCAGCCGTCGGCAGAACGGCCACATGCCCCCCGCCAAAAATTAACGCAACCTCCTCCCTGTTCTCGTACAGATCCCCGCAAACCATCCGGATCGCCTGCTTGATGGGCGACGGAATCAGAAAGGCGGGATCTAGCGGGCTGGTCGTGCCACCAGCCGCATAACCCGCAATAAAATTGACGGTAACAGCGTTTCGATCTGCGCGGGTGGAAGGCCAGCTCTGGTTATATTTCAGATGCACCACCGCAGGATTTACGCCAAGATCCACATCGTAAACATCCGTGCTTAAAGTCTGCTCAGCTCCAGCCGCATCAATATAGGTAATGCTCTCGACTGAGACAACCGGATTTTTCGGCAGACCAAAATGATTAACCCCAGGAAAGGTGTGTCGCTTGTATTGCCACGTACGGGCAATGAGGTTTGTTCTGATCCGAGTCTCTACACTCATTCGTGCAGCGATAATGATGTGGTGCAGGATTATATCGTCGTCGTCGGTTTCAACCCGCAGGTGTTCTTTTAAATCCGCAAGCTGGATGGGTTCTGTAATAACATCAGTGGTAAGGGTGATTGACATTTTAAATGGCTCCAAAATTCGCCTGAGTTAATTTCAGCCAATGTCCACTGCTTCCATGACAGATCCCTTAGCCAGCTTTTTCTTTCTCCGATCCTTTCCGCTTCGTTAAATCCGAACGCTACCGGCTTGCAGGCATGGTGGTCATCGGTGGTTACAATATACAGCCCCGCGAGAGTTGCCGCCACTAGCGCGGAAGTTCTGAAACCAATCGCAACGTCGCACAGGCGCAAAACCGCATCCAGATCCCCATCCATCGTCATCGCATTTACCCTTCGCCTGTCTTTCGGGTGCGGGCGATAATAAACCCGCTCAAACCGTTTGCGAGCCGCCAGGATCAACTCAGCAGGATCCGTCCCATAATCCCCGAAAACCACAGCCGTTCCGCGATATTCTTTTGCTTTTTGAATCTCAGGCAATACGCCCTTTGCTTCCCGTCCAGGCGCACCGAAATTGCGCGAGCCATCCGGCTTCAACCAGCCCAATGAAACCACAGTCGCGGGATCTCCATAAAAACATCGGTCAAGATGCAACACCTGCGGGTGTCCTTTCCATAGATCATAGGCAAAATGTGGTCCCTGGGTGATGTGGATCTCCGCAGATCCGCGCCTGCCGACAATTTCCGCGCAGATCCCGTGCTCTCTAAACCCATTAACAAACGCCCGCGCAAAAGAAGTCTGGTTATACAGACTCGAATTGGTATGGATCGCTACCTTGCCGCCTTCACCCACTCATCGCCAACCTCGTGCGGGTCGGGCTTGCCATGGAAAACCGCCACTTTCGCGCCCTCCGGTAATCCTCCCCGACAATGGTACTTATAGCTCAGCACATCACGCTCCGCAAAATACTCAACATTCAGCATGCCAGCATCCCGCAATTTCGTGATGTGCTCCTGATCCCCCCACAGATACCCACCACCAGCGCGGGGCGGCCAGCACGCAAGATCCGGATCAAAGCCGTTGTGAATCTGCTCTGGTTTGCTTGTCCAAAACATGACACTCGACTGACAACCGCCATGCCCGCTTTGCGCCCAATTTTTTGCAATTCTAAGCTCGGCCTGGACAGGCTCGCACAGGCCATCCAAACTCCCAACAATGCACACATCAAGGTCCAGGTACAAAGTCCTGCCCTGTGCCATGTCCGGATGAAACAGCCCTATTTTCTGCCACCATCCCGCATACGAAACCAGTGGTTTAATCGTCTCGATCCCGTCGAGCTTTTGATCGGTAACGCACCTGAACCTGAACGGCTGGTGCAGGTTTTTTTCAACTTGCTTTTTGAGTGAGTAGGCGTACTCAGCGGGATATTTATCGCCCCATAAAACACACAACACGGTTAGCATTTTAAAATCACATCGCGGTGCATCCGGTCAACCACCTTGTAACCGAACTCAGCCGCCAGCCATGCGCTCGCCATCCCCGCAGGCCGCGTAATATGCGGCAGTTTTTTCTCCTCTATCGAAATCACCGGCAGGCTTTCCATGATCGTCTCCCTCGCACCTTTCAGGGCTTCCAACTCCATGCCCTCAACGTCCAATTGAATCAGCCCTACATTTTTTAAGTTCAAACTATCAATCGTCACCATCGGTATATCACCGTCATGGTGCGCGTACCAAGCCCCCGCATTGGTTTTCTCGCACCCATCCAGGCGCAGACCTATATCGCGGATCTCATCACCAAGCGCCATCCTGTGAGCGACAACATTCGGCTCCTGACAATTGATGACCAAGCAGGAAAAGTTCAACGCATTAGGCTCAAACGTGTAAACCTTTTTAAAATACTTTGACAGCATCAGAGGCCACGCACCACACGCCCCGCCCGCCTGAATACAGCCAGCGGTATTATCCACGTATTTCATGATCCGGTGTACGTCCTGCACCTGATTGAATACCTGAATCAGCTTGGTATCAAAAGCAGGCCACTCCCATTCGTGCAAATCCAGATCAGGCACACTAATTAACCTTTTAACAGTACTCATCTTGCCCTCACTGCATTGTGATAAAAATAGCCAGGATCAGGCATGGTAAACGCCCTGCGTGAAAGCTTCGTCATGCGGCAGCAATTGTTTCTCGTCGGGTGACTTCTTTCGATCCCGAAAGCATCGATACGATAGCTGTTCAACTCCGCAAACACCTTGAAAAATAATTCGGTCGGGTACCATTCACCATGCCACCACCAATCGCCAGGACGTGGCGTGATTGAAACCACAACACCCCCGACCTTACAGCACATGTGTATATTTTCCCAAACCCCCGCCTGTCTCTCAACATGCTCCGTCGTGCCAATATTCGTCACCATATCAAACTTGCCAACCTTATCCCAAATCGGCAAGCGCAGATCCAGATTTAACGCCCCGTCCTCGCCATTCCAATCAATCGACACATGCCGAACGCCCCGCGACTCGAAATAGCATTTATACACGCCAGCCGGGTTTTTTTTATTGCCCAGCTCCAGCATGGACTTGACCCGATTTACAGGTTTGTAATATCGCCATTCGTCGGCTGGTATCGGGTTTTTCACACAAAGTCCTCGATGTCAGCAAAAGGAAAGCTCAGCAGCGCAGAATCCTCGGTACAGTTTATGATCTCCGGTAAACCTTCCTGCTCCGCAATTCTGTCATAACATTTAATCAATCCATCAAAACCAGAGTGCTTCCGCAACGCTTTTGGATATTCCCCAGGAATGTCGGATAAGTCCTCAAAATAATGTCTGCCGGCACTATAGGACATATCAAAACCACAAAGCAATAACGGGTCACAACCATAATGCACCAGCAAATTTAATGCCTGCGCAGATCCGGAATGGTTGTAGCTGATCCAGCTTTTATCCGTACTCAATCCATCAAACCAGCGACCCTCGATATATTCGTAACCATACTGATCGCAGATCTCCTGCTTCCAGTGATACTGCCGACAGTTTGGAATTGACACCCTGCCAAAACAGTCGTGCCATTTTGGATCGCAGGCAATCCAGATATTCAGATCAAAGTCGTGGTAGGTATTATTAACGCCCGCCACCAGCGCGCCCTGCGCCTGAATCTCAAAAATAGCATCACGCATTTTCGGCAAACTCGGTCCCGTTCCCAGCACGATCCCGATCATGCCAATGCCTCATCAATCGTCATGCGCGGGAAGCAATCAAGCACGCCCCCACGGGTGCAATTGATAATCTCAATGCCATATTTAGTTACATCAATGGTGCTGAAGGCTTTTAAAAATTGGTTGTAATCTGAGGCGATATTCAGGTGGCTTGGGTGGTCACCAAACCAGTGTCGCTTATTTCCCGTCTTGCCCATGTCATACCCCGTCAAAAGTATTTTCGCCCTGAATCCCGCCTGCCGCGCCAGAACATACGCCAGATTAACCGCCTGAAATCCTGAATTGCTGCCGGTACGGATCTCCGGAAACCCCAGGCCATAACCCGAATGAAACGATGGAATGTGGCTCAGGTTAAACCTGTCGGCAGCGCCCTTGTCGCGAGTCCATAATTCCGCATCAATATCTGCATCCATGATCGCAGAGATATGATAATTCCACCAGCCGCCATCACAGGCATATAAATGTTCGCACCAAGGTGCCAGCCGCCAGTTATCATTGACCGCAATTACTTG